CCACTTGCTTTCCAAGCATCTACTTTTCTTGTATAATCTGTTGTCAAAATATAAACGTCTACAATGTTTGATGTTGAAGGGTCAATTCTTTTGTCTTTATCTGCAAAATGTTCCCAGTTGTATCTAGCAAGAGTATTATTATTATATGAGATGCCATCTACTACTTTGAATTGTGTACCAGATGGGTATATACCTTGTGCATTATTAATCTCAATTGCGCCGCCTACTAATGTTGCTGCGATTTCTAATCCTAGATTATTATACCACTTTTGTTGTTCGATATTATAATAAACATAATACTGTGTATCAAGAGTATCCGGTGAATTTGTTGCAAATGCATTCGTAGACAGAGAGAATGAATTTTCTTCTGGCAACTTATCAATAACAAGCAATCTATTATTTCCAATCACCTCAATCATACCATACGGATTATGCTTGTCGTCCATTGTTGTCAATTTAACCTTAGAATAATCAACATATCCTTGCGAGTCAATGAATTGATCGTAAATGTAGCTTCCGATTGAAGTGTATTCTGGAACTGTTAGCTGTGTTGACCTTGTAATCTTAACTGCTGATTCCGCTCTTACTTTATAATCTGATATATCACCGGTTGATGTGAAAATGTCATAAACATCAATAACACTCGTAGTTCCAGGATCATATGTCCAGAATACTAATTTATATGCATAATCTTCTGTACTGTCAACGTCTTCTAACAGTTCAATATGAGACTTGTCAATTCTCACACCGTCTACTTTAACAACAATTGTACTCATTGTTAGCTCTCGTTCTGATGTGATATCAATTTCTGCATATGCGAATTGTTTCCAAAATACTGAGCCTGTTCCTGCAGGAATTACGCCGTTTGCAAACTGATATTGATATACTAGGCTTGAAGTATCAGTTTTGAACACAATATAATCACTGATAACGCCACTTGGTAAAGATGATGGGTTATCATGATCTACTGTGATAGATGATACTGTTTCTCCACTCGGCAAATCAGTACTTTTTACAAATACAAAGTTAGCAGTTGTCCTTGCATCATCAAAATATTCTGATGACACTTTACCTTTAAATCCATCAATCTCTAAATCAAGAGATGATATAGAAATTAATGTCGAGTCTGCGTTTGACACGTTTCCATCTTCTGCTACAACAGTTAATACAGTAGAAATTTCCGCTTTATCTGTGTCTAAGATTGGTGCTTCGTCTACTACTGGATCTGACGTATCGCCAATTGCAATATCACTGATATCAATTGTTACTGGAAGAGTATATTCATCGTTTGCACTATTACCGATAGGAGTTGTGTAACCTGTTGTAGGTATAGCTGCATTCAAACCTGACAATTCTTCAGCAACATCAGCGCCGTTAGTATTAACAAGAACAAAATCCATTGCATCTTGTGGTTGACGCATACCATTTAATGCATTTTGAATAAATTTTAAATTTCTTGGTGCACCCGTCCACGTTTTGTACTGAATATTAAAAGAAGCATCAGTACCATTAAGTGAATAATCATAAATGTCGCTGTATCCCAAAACAACAATATCATCTTTTTCGTCGCCGCCAATAACATCACTATTGCCTGGTTGATAATAATCAATTTTAATTCTATCTTGGTGTGCAAGATTTGTTTCAACATCCACAACACGTGTCGTGTTGTTATAGAAGAATTTGACATCTCCTCCTGATTCAAATACTACTTTCTTACCTGAGAAAGTTGTAGTATATTCTGCTTCTGATGTTCTTATACCAGGATTATACGATAAGGTTACATAAATGTCATCGGCTGTTAACGCTGGGTCTGTGTCAATATCATATAAAGACCATAGCCATCTGTTCTGCTGACCATCATATGAGTATACAATAGTAAATGATGTGATAGAAGTATTATCTAACGCACCGTTTTTAATTTCTGTGATTTCAAAATCTTCAAATCTTGTTCTAAAGCCTTTTACAATCTCTACAATTTCAAAAATGTCATCTGTCTTTTGTTCTTCTGGCAGAATATCAGTTATAGTATATCTATTATTACTAATGCCGCCGCCAGATCCTGCAGCACCGTAGATACGTGTCCAGTATTCGCTATTATCTGTTCTAATTTTAATAAAATCACCGGGATACATAATTTCTGATGGGTGAGGATCAGACCCTCCTGTACCCGTGTCATCTGTTTGAATCTCTATAGCCTTTGGATCTGTAGGATCGATATATATTTGTATATTTGTAAATAGTACATCACTATCTTCATTAATTACAACTGTATTATTATTAGTATTATTAATATAATATTTGTTTGCTAATGAATTGTGCTTAATTACTTTTGCAATTTCGTTTCTGATAAAATTAATTGCATTACCATTATCTCTGTTGAAGTTTAGTTTTACTGTTACGAAATCATCATCGAGGTACATTGAGCCGTCAGTAGAGTTTACTGTAACATTAGAATGATGCCCGGTGATATCATCCATTTCAAAATATCGTGAATTACCTGAAAAGTTAGTGTTAATTGCTTTTACTTTTTTGATTACGTTTGAACCCAATGACAACGGGAGAACATTATAGTCTTGTCCATTAACCATTCTGTCTTGTGCATAATATGAGCGTGGTGCAATTCTTCTAACACTGATAAAGTTTTCAGCTTCAAAGTTTTCTGCAAAGTCACGGGTCGAGGAAAGTGTAACATTCAATGTATGTGAAACGCCATCAGCACCAATATAAGGTATGTTAATAGTAGCATTACTGATAGCGTTTTTATCAACTGAATAACTTTCATTATCTGCTACACGATACCAAACACGATAATTGCCAAATGCTGAATTGCCAAAGGCGCCATCTGGATAATGTAATTCTACACCATTGTCAATTGTTGTATTAACACTAACGATATCGGCTGTCTTGTTTCGTAATGAGTTATAGATTGCAGTTTCTCTAGTATCGTTATCAACTTTAGTAACTTCATTAATAATGTTACCCTGATTATCAACCTTATTGATCCAGATATCAGAATTAGAAATATTATTGGCTGATACTGTCTGTACTCTATTACTAATATCAATGGAATAATTAAACGTATTTGATGTTAACTTACCTAACTTAGTAAATACAAAGAAGCCACTTCTATCAGAAGCAGGACCTAAGTTATCATTACGACTGATAATTGTAAATGGTTTCGTTTTGTCTGGCGTTAATTCAACTATAGTATCTTCATCAAAACCAGAACGAACTGCTTCTAATGTTCTGCTTTTTCCTGCAATGTTACTCTTAAAAGAATACACAACTGATTTACTTGTAGGATTTTCATTCATATCATACAAGTTATGTTCAACTGTTGAGATATTCAACGTAGCTTTTGGGTTTTTAATTTTAGTATTAGCATCAAGTGTTGCATTAATTACTGTGATAAAGTTTTCATACCAATCAGTATCATTAGAGTCATTCCAATTGACTACACGGTTAGCGAGAGAGACACCGTTGTTATCAAATAGTTCTTCATCTGTTCTAATACTTGTGATTTTCATAAAGCCACGACCGTTGATAGGACGTGTTTTATTATACCCCATTGACTTTGCAATACGTAAGATACTTTCTTTACGTTCTGCTAAGTTTAAGAAGTTTTCACGTGTGTTCATATCTAAACGATATGATAATGAATGACCTAAATATGATACAAGGTCTAGAATTGCAATAAATTCTGAACTTGCGATAAAGTCATTGAACTTGTCTGGATATGTTTGTTGGATATAAACAAGCAATGCTTCTCTGATAGTGTCAAAGTCATACGCTTTCAAACTAACGCTTGTAAATGCTGTATAAACTGCACTCCAGCTCTCACTTGCAAATAAATTGTCAACTCTTTCTTGACTCATGTTTACTCTCGCTCTAAATCAATTTCTAATATTACTGGCGTTCTATCTGGCAATATATGTATTGACAAAAACGCACTAACTGTATGTTCTGTTTCTTCTAATCTAAGATTTAAGAATTCACATCTTGGATCTTCAGAAATAATCTCTTTGATATCATCTTCTATCATGCCACTAATTTCCGATGTTAGTGGTTCGAAAATTAAGTCATGAATAATACTACCAAAGTTTGGCATCATTACTCTTTCACCCTTGCGAGTCATAATATGATTCATCAAATCTTCAATGACAAGGTCTTTTCCTGTCAAAATATTATTAATCGCTTTTTTATTCTTGGTACTAAAACCAGTATAATTAATTGCCATGACATTCTCTCTATCTTTAATTAAGAGTATTTATCTACCTATAAACTACGAACTTTTTGCTTGACAAATTTTTAAATAATGTTATAATAAAATAATAGGAGTACTGTATGAAAGTAGGTATTGTAGGATCAAGTTACAGCGTAGGCTGTCATCATAACCCTGAAACGAAGGAAAATAACTTAGCATTGCCATTTGAAACATGGTTAGATATGCATACTGAAGGTATGGATTTTTTCAATTCTGCATGTGCAGGCAAAGGGACAGAACTATATCTGAATAAAGTTGTTTATATGAAAGACAGATATGATATTGATTGTCTTTTGATTGAAGCAGTAAATAACCGATCAATGCTCAATTTTAAGTGTTTACCAGAAAACTATAAAAGAGTTTTCACAGAAAGTGATTTTTCGAATTTCGAAGGTGAAGTCTATAATAATTCCGATAGTATATGGACTTACATACGAGCATTAATTCAAGATATGCAAGAACATACATTTTCTCCATCAAAGAATAAATTTGAATGTTGGAAGGAAACTCAATGGAATATAGCATCAACTGAAGGAGCTATGGAATTTTGGGGTATGCTTGACATTTATCAAACTATTAAACTTTGTAAAATGCTAAACATAAAATGTGTATTGTGGGAAAAGTCATGGGAGTTTACGAAACTTCCTGGATTTAAAAATATGTTACAAGGTTCTAAGTTCGTAGAGTTCCCAAAACAACCTAATGCACACAAGTATTATGTCGCTAAATACGGCTTAGATAACATTCTCTGTGACCATGATCACTTTAAAGATGAAATTAATGATGAAATGGTAAGAGACTTTATTGGACCATCACTGATGGAGGTGAAAAATGGAAAGATTTAAAGATCAAAAAGAAGAACAATATGAAATGTTTGAAGTTTCTGATATGGGATTTAAAAGCATAAGTGAAACTAAACACTTGACACCAGAAACGGAAACTGATATCTTACATGAAGAGATTCGTATACTCACTGAAGAGGTCAATTCTCTTACCGAAAAATTGAAACAAGTAACTAATACTCATAAAAATACAAGGAAATTTTAATGCCTAATCTAGTACCAATGGTTGTAGACCAATCTGCTAACGGTGAACGAAGTTATGATATCTTTTCACGTCTACTAAAAGAACGTGTGGTATTCTTAACTGGAGAAGTGAATGACTATCAAGCAGACTTACTTTGCGCACAGTTATTGTTCCTAGAAGCAGAGAATCCAGATAAAGATATTCACTTTTATATTAACTCGCCTGGTGGTGCAGTAACATCTGGGCTTGCAATCTATGATACAATGCAATTTATCAAGCCTGATGTTTCTACTACAGTTATCGGACAAGCATGTTCGATGGGATCATTCCTAGCAATGGCTGGATCAGCTGGAAAACGCTATGTTCTTCCTAACTCACGCACAATGGTTCATCGTGTGTCAAGTGGCACACGTGGTACTGGCGGTTCTGTCTATGTACAAGAACTTGAAATGGAAGATAACATTCGTCATTTCGAAGAGTCAAAGAATATTAACAAACGATTGACTGAATTATATGTGAAACATAATTCTAAAGGAAAAACCTTTGAAGAGTTAGAAGCAACAATGAAGTTTGATACATTTATGACTGCGGACGATGCAGTTGAATATGGCCTTGCTGATAGGATGATTTCAGAACGTCCAGCTTAAAAGCCAGGTACGTAACTCCACATTCTAGCAGTTCTCAATCTAACAGCGGCAAGTCGGTCATCGACTTTGCCGTTTTTTCTTTTGATATTAGCTTGTATTTCATCTGTGATATCATACCATCTGCCAAGATTGATTAATTTAATAATGTAAGAATCTTCTATTGCTTCAGAACCTTCGTAATAAAACAAATGAAGTAATGCATCAAATTGTGGTTGTCCTAGAGGTTGCCTGACAAATTTTTCTAATACATTACCAATAGAACGTAGCTGTTTTTCTAATATCAATTCTGCTTGCAGTTTCGTTATCTTTCCTGTATCAATTAAGATACGTTTCGAAGCAACAGTAATATATCCATACTTCAATTCGGTATCTGATATTTCATACCTATATCCCACAACACTATCACTGCTTACTTGTAGCGTAGGAGTTATGTCATTAATTATTGCTCGTTTACTTAATTCACTGAATACTAAATCTGTAGCATCAAATGATGATACGTTCACATGTGATAGTATATATTTTGGTTCATTATTGTCATCATACCCTACACCGAGATACGTTCCCTTAGGTGTAACTACATTCAACGGAAGTTGAATATAATTTAATAACGACCCTTTTCTTTTATCATAAATCATTTCTTAACCCGTCCACTGTCTTACGCCACGTTGTCCTGAAATATCGGCTGTCTTAACAACGCTATATGATCTTGGAAATTGATATGCACCTCGTTCACCTGAACCTGCCGAGAAGTGCATAGGATCCCAAGGAGAACTCCAGTTCCCGCCCCATCCTAATCCATGTCGTGCAGCAATCTCAGAAACGTTTGTTGGTAAGTCACATCCATACTGTGATCCTCGTGTCGTTGGTCCTTGCCAGCCTGCTGGCCTACTACCATATCCATTAACATCCCAATTGACATCAATAGCAGCTCCCATAGCATGATATGATGGACGGCTAGAACCACGTGCGTTACGTTTACAGTATCCCCCCAACATTCTAACAACATAACCTGTTGCTTCTAAGTCATCAATAAAGCCTTGGAAGTTTCTTTGGAATACTGCCGCAACTTGTGTAGAAGTTCCATTACGACTTTTAATAGTTGCAAGACCTTCGGTATCATCTAAATTTTCCGGCGGTCCATCTTGTCCAGCCGCTTCGCCTTGACTTTCTGCACTTGATGGGTTAGGTGATGTTCCTCCAGTAGATGAATCGCCACCTGGTAAGTTATTTGCAACGCCCGGATTTGATCTCATCATAGGTTCATGCGATGGCATCGTTGACATGATACTTTCATTGACCTGTGTACTTGCCCCATCTTGTATATCAGCATGGTTTGTTGATGACAATGAAGGAGACATAGCCGCTTGTGGACCATTTAAATGAATATCTCCGCCAGTTGATGCATACATATTTGTTTTAACTTTCGTGTGGTTTGAACCTCCACTATCAAAAAATTGTGAACCTTCACTCTTAATATGCACTTGATTTCCGCTATTCACTGTATAATTGTTTCCAGATTTTATATTAATTTTGTTTCCAGCTTCCATGTTGATATTATTATCTGCACGAATATTTACATCTTTTTCTGCTCTCATAGAAATAGAACCAGACGCATATGCCATGATTTCGCCACCTGCACCAATTTCAACCCATCCCGAACCTGATGAGTTAATCATGTAAATTGTATCATTTGTTCCATCTAAAATAACGCTTGCGCCAGAACCAGTCTGGATCCTAATCTGATTAGGATGTATCTGTCCTTCGGGATCCACACTACCATCATCCATTGTAATTGCATTAGATCCTGGTGTTCTCCATCCGTGAACTGAACTATGTTCTGGCTGTTCATAACTTGCATTTCTGACAGGAGTTGCAGTTGATTGTCCTCTCACAGGATCAGTATATACCCCTTGTGTTGCAGTGTTTATATTTCTACTGTGATTTGGTCGAGTATTTTGGTCTGTATTAGCATTTTCATCATTGTCAGGTCTTGAAGGATCTCCTTCAATATAGCCTTTACTAATAGCATATGCTTTTTCTCCTGGTGTTAAATTGTCCAGACTTTCGCCAGCCGCATATTTATATTCTACATTTTGAGTTTCTGCCGTAGTCCAAGTCGGTTGGTCATCTGTATTATTTTCTGAGTTATTTCCGTCTTGTTGTTCTCCTACACTAGTCGGAACAATATCAGCGGAAGGGACATCAGCAAATGCACCTTCGCCTTGACCCGTGCCGTCTGCACGTGCAGGGCCTGAAGGACCGCCAGATAATACATTTGGAACTTCTTGTGCTACTGCAAACCAATACCCTTCACTCAATTCTCCATTCTCTGCAAAAAATACAAGAATAGTAATACCAGAATCTGGCGGAACTGAGAACATACCGTATGAACCAGATGCGTTTGATCCTCCCATTGGCGATGCGTACTGAAAGAACATTGGGTTATCAGGATCTCCTCCCAATTTGGGAATGTATGCTGCTAATCTGCCTCTGCCTTCTGGATCAGGTTGACCAGTAGTAATAGCACGGTAAATCCCACTCTTAATATTTTCACGTATGGGATTTTCTGAAATAAATCTTTCACGCCTAATCGATTTGGATAAGTTGTTACTATTATCGTTTGGTGGTATACTCATTTTTACTCTTCGCCTTCTACTATTACAAAATCGTTTAATCCGATTTCTACTTCAAATTTTTCAGTACCTGGTACTTCAGAATCATTAATAATTTGTACAGTCGTTATAAGTGGAAGATCGTTGGCAATTTGATTTCTGATTTTATCTATATTACCAGCAGTCCATTGTCTGTATCTAGGATCGTCTACCGAAATTGTTTCGCCTGCTACCAATGGGGTTGTATTGATTCCATATTCTTGTGCAAGTTCTGGATTTTCAAAACTACTATACAAATTAGCTTGAAATGTGCCAATCAATGGATTAGGATCGACTATATTAACAGTAACAAATTCGCCTTTTCGGAAATCTTTCCACTTATTTTCTGCCAATTCATATTGCGCTAAATGTTGATCTGTTATTGTGAACTCATCGTTTTCACTTAAATAATCCATTGGTAATACAAATCCATCTGATGGTTTAGTAGGAAGTATAGACATATCTTTCATAATATTCACACTACCGTTACCATCTACTATTACTCTGTCTGCAATAGGGGTTGAATATCCATCATCTAAATTTGAAATGTTCTCTAATACAGTAGCATCATTTTGTATTTTTAATTGTTCTTTTGCTTCTGCTTCTTTTCGTGTCCAACTCCATTCGCTGTCACCGCCTGCTAATCTGTCATTGTATATTCTAATTGATTTATCTAATTCATCATTTACGATTTTTAATTTTGCTTCATTTCTAATAGGATCAAGTTTTGCAATCTCATCAATCTCATCATATGCGTCTGATAGATTTTCATAATGACGTTTCTCATCATCTGTCAAATCATTATAACTGCCGCCTGCCTCTGCAATCATTTGTGTTTGTGCATCTTGTATTCTTGATTGCATAATAACTTCTCTAGGAGTTTTTAGAGGAGTCGATTGTATTTTACTTATAGTTGGTGCAACTTCAATTGCTGGTTGTGTTTTTTGAATATAAGGACTGTCAATAGAATTCAATGCATCCGCTTGATCTGCAGGCAACGAGTCAATATAATTTCTAACTTTTATTCCATTCCTAGTTGATGCTGCATCTTTGTATCCACTAACTACTTCTTCTGGTAAGTCTAATGCATCCAGTTGTGTTACATCATAATCAAGTAATGGAGCTTCTGGGCTGGCATATGTTTCTGTTGACAATAATGGCATTGTACCATCTAACATCATATTACTATTCTCTATTGTCATCAATGATGGCGGAGAAGAATCATAAACAACTGTAGGGTCAATTGAAGCAGTCATATGACTAGCAGTGTCTTCTGCTATTTCACTTGCACTGTGAAAGTTTTGGTCACTTAGTGTTTGTATTTCTGTCATAACATTAGTAACTGCTTCATCACTAATTTGCGTTGGAGCTACAATTGCATCAGAGTCTCCATAAACAGTCTTCAACATTGCTATTGCATCTGGTGATATATTTTCTCCACTATCTACTAATTCTTGAAGAACTGAACTTACTTCTCCTGGGTCGCCATATGAATCTGCTATAACTCTGTTTGCTGATTCTATTCCTGCTTTAGCTTCCGAAGATCCATGCAAAGATGCCATCGTAGCTTGATTAAGCAATGACGTATATCTTGCGCTATCTTCAGAACTTGGGAATGGAGAGTCAGCTATCTTCTGTGCTAGTGTTGACAAACTACCAGAAATTGCTGTATATGCGTTGTCAGCAATCAATCTAGGGTCGCCGCCTCTGCCACTACCACTGATACTATTAACCAATCCTCCGCCGAATGGGTCACCAAATAAACTCGGATTGTCGCCTCTTCCGCCGCCTAGTATGCCTTCGCCGGCTAGTCCGACTAAATCATCACCAGGTGAACCTGGGTTAATACCATCGCCTACTGAATCATCTCCTACTACTGGTTCTGAATCAATAGCTTCTACGTCAATTGTAGGATTTAGTTGTTTGAAATCTGATGGGAAATTCTTTTTAATCATGTTTAGAGTTTGTGTAAATAGCCCACCGGAAAAAGAACTTGTAATACTTTTTACAAGGTATACATCGACCATAAGATTTGCAATTTTTGTATTCATAAGTTCATCTGTGCCAGCCGCTTTGTTATTAATAATCATTGCATACTGAAACCCAGAATAATTTGCACTATCTGTTTTAAATTGTTCGGTTGTACCGTTAACTCCAAAAATCTCAGATGCTTTATCAGGAGGAATATAATTGTTAAGCCAGAATGGATCACCCTTGATAGTAATTGACAATTGTTGCATACTTATGTCAACATTCAATCCTTCATAGTAACGTTGTCTTGCTATTTCAATATCTTCTTGGTCTGATGAACGAAATACGGTTGTTCTATCAACATCAAGTAATTTAGGGATAATAGTTCTCCTGAATACTGTAGGGGAATTTATTAGTGTATGAATCAATGCACTGAATTCAGCCGACCTTAAATTTGTAACAACGTCAGTATCTAACGCTTCTATTAGAACAAAGTTATTATTTCCTCTGACACTTTCGGGTATTAGATCAAAGTTATCCTGTCCTCTACCTAGACTTTCTGATACATCGTCAGAAATTTTTGCACCCATTGCTTGCATCATAATATCATCTTGTTCAGATTGATTTCTGCTTAACTGTCCTTCAAGACCACCGACGGCTTCTCTTGCAGTCTGAATTCTATCAATTTTTCCTTGAATACCTTTTAGTCTATCTGTTGTTAAGATGCTACCAGCGTCAACACCATTATCGTTTGAAAAGTCATTAATAAGTGCTAATGTTTCATTCATATCCCTGTCACCAAAGAAATCATCCGCTGAAACGTCTACAGGCAAGATACCTTGAATTTGACTCATAAAGTCATTTTGTATTTCTGATTGGACATCTTCAAATTGTGTCGCCAAATTGTCAAATTGTGTAGTCGCAGCTTCTAGTTGCTCACTTAATCCGTCAGCTTCAGTACTTGCTTCTTGTATTGCGGCCTGTGCTTTTTGATTCAAGTTTTCAAGCGAGTACTCCTGTCCATTTGGTCCACTGATGAAGTTTGAAAAAGCGTATTCATCGGTCGGCGCCACGTATGCTTTTGTAAGTTGTTTATTAAGAGATACTTGGAAATCTAAGATTTGATCATTTAAGCCAGTGTATTGATAGTAGTA